ACCCCCGTAAACTATGTGTACGGCACTATCCCTAAGGAAGTTGTACACTGCCATGGTTATACTGCGTTACTTGAGGTCTTGTCGTACCCAGTTTCTGAGTGGACAGTTGAACCTTTATAAAGAACAGTCATTTCATCTGTTGATGTAATATTTGTTCCTTGTGCAGCAAATTCAATTGTTGTTGATATAATATCAGCAGTTTCAATTGTTGGTATCTGTAAGTGTGCTTTTGGTATGTCAAAAGTTACTAATGGAGTACCTCCAGAGGCACCTCCCATAAATAAACTCATATCAAATGCGTTACTTACAAGGTTTGTCGCAGCGTTCATGTCTGATAGCAATGCGTTAGAGCCACCACTCTGAGTATCTAAGTAACAAGTTAAAGAACCTGAAATTGTTCTTGAACCTGAGAATGAACCAATTGGTTGGTCCACAATACCTAGAGTTTCTGGTGTTAAGTATGTAATGTTATTAGCAATTGTTATACTTCCACCTGTGATAGCGATATTATTATAGTTTTCAGTAGTATCACCATCAACGTCTAAGACGCCGCCTTGTTTTTTATGATTTAATGTCAGAGTAGACAATTTATTTCTTAAATAGTCTGCATCTGATGTGCCAGTAACGTCAACGTAACTGTATTTTTCTACATAAGTAGCTACTTTAGTTTCAGTATCTGTTCCAGATATTTTCGCATGTAGCGCTTTTGATGGGTCTTCGACCGCTGTAGTTACCTGGTCAATACTTGTAGCATTTCCAGACCAACTCAAGGTTGCAATTCCATCAATAGAAAAATCTATTTCTACTTGGTTAACTTGACAAGCATTCAATCTGTAAGTTGTATTTTCTAGTGCAAAGAAAATGTTTAGTTTCAAAAGTTCGTGAGCATCTGAGCTAGCAAAATCAATTTTGGTATTGCTTGCTTGGTATGTAATAGCGGAGTTAGTTGTTGCACCACTATTATCACTTGAATCTTCAGATGTAGGTATTGCTTGACCAGCTAATGCTGCCCAAAGAATATTTTCTACGCTGTCGTGAGCTGTAGTATCTCTGAAACTAGCTGCACCATGCTTGAAAGGTCTTACATAAGTTTGGAAAGACCATTCTGCAGGAGCGAGAGAGTCGTTGAATCTCTTTGAGCCCCTTTGTGGTGATGCACCAGCCTCGTTGATTGTTACATCTGTTGCTTCCGAAGCTTGAGAAAAACTATAACCATCTAATACACCGATTCTGAATGTGTTTGCGTCTTTTTCGTTTCCTTTAAAAAGACCAGTACCAGTTCTGCTACCTTCAGCAGTTGTACCTGAAGTAACGCCATTAATTGTTAATACTAAACCATTAGCACCACTTCCACTAGAAGCGGTAGAAGTTACAGTATTATTATCAGCATAGCCAGTACCTCTGAAGTTATTTGGAATATATACTTCAGTTACTGCACCACTATTAACAGCTGCAACGATTGCTTTGAAGCCAGTACCCGAACCATTAGTCCCACCGAAAGTGACTATATCACCTACAGCATGACCTGAGTTAGTTCCTGAACTTGCATCAACTGTTACTACGTTACCACCTGCACTTGTTACTCCGTTTACAGAGCTGACAAACACTTTGGTATTTCTCGATAGATTTAAAGCCATTGCTTTCTCCTATTATTATTGCTTTGGAAAGGATTCCGCGTCATATTAATGAGCGTCTTCGTTTCCTAATATCGTACTTCTACGACTATTTCTCCTATACCTAATGGAGCAATTACTCCTTCATCGGTAGTTATAGACTGAATCGTTATTGATGTAGTCTGTAATTTTGGATCAACAGCGTCATCGTACACTAAAACATCATTGTCGTCGATAATCCTTTCGATATCTTCGATTAATAATGCTAATTCCTCTTGAGCATCGTTTTCGTTTGAAACATATACTCTAATGGACATAATTAAAAATCTCCATTTAAACCCATCAGGTAAATATTGTCTGCTTTCATCTCCTGCAACACAACATACCTTAGGATATTGTTCTATATCGTCTAAAAAGACCATTTTTGAAGAAACATAATCAAAAACATTTGAGTTATAAGGATAATTTCCATCAATCTCTTTTAGTTTTTCAGCAAATGCTTCTGCAATTTTTTTTCGGGCAGTTCTATAAGCCATTATTGTCTCCTAAGTACAAATTTTTGGTTAGTATATTCTTGGGCTAACTCTCTTATACTTTTTGAGATTAAAATCTTTGGATTATATGTTGTAAGCCACCTATCGGCATATACGCCAGTGCCTTCAAAAGTTTCATATACTCCCGGCTGACCCGATCTTGGAGGAGTGCCTCCTCCTGTTCTCATATAAGTGTAATCTCCGATTATTGTCTTTTTGGATTGTCTTAAATTCAATAATCTTACACTATTTGAAAAAGTTCCTGACCTGTTAGTTAAGTAAGGATATCCCATATTTCTTCTAACTTG